AGGGGATGGCTGGCGTTTCCGTGGCTCCGGATTTCTTCAGCTGACTGGTCATAGCAACTTCTATCACGCAGGTCAAGCCTTAGGAGTTGATTTTGTGATGCAACCTGAGCTAGTTCGTACACCTATGTATGCAGCTCAAACAGCTGGGTGGTTCTGGCAGACACACAAACTAAACCAATATGCTGATAGTGGTGACTTCGTGACGATGACTAAGCGTATCAATGGAGGTACGATTGGTCTAGAGGATCGAATAAAGCATATCAACCATGCTCTACACGTACTAAGTTAAGTATACAATTGTAAAGTTTAAGTTTACAATTACAACAAGAAAGCCCCTTAGGAGTGATCCTTTGGGGCTTTTTAGTTGGTTAGTTCATAATGAATGCTAAGGTGATGAATCCTATGTGCAGATAGATCACAGGTACAGGATCATCTCCCATATTGTTCTCATCATCCATGATAAATAGTTGATCAGCTTCTAAGCCAAACACTAGACCAGCTTTAGTTTCAAACTCTAAAGTCATGCAGGTTCTCCTTCAACCACTGTAAAAGGTACAGACCTTACTGTGGGGAACTTACTAATGAATTCTTCCCTTGTGATGTCTTTGCCAATGTTAATCTCTTTAAAAGGCTTACCCTCTTGTTTGAGAGTAGCCTTCAAAGATACACAAGCTGGACAGTTATCCTTTGTGTAGATTGTAATCATTAGATTTCACAGCCTCCTGCTGTACAGGCTAGTGTCTGAGAGCCTTCAACATTGTCAGTACGTTCAATGAACTTATCCCAATCAATACCTAAAGGCATCTTAGACACCATGTCGTGATACTCAAACTCATTAATGGACTCATAAGGAGCTTGTCGGTATGTTCCTCCGTCCATGGGCAAGAAGCTCACACCTGTAATCTCATCAAAGTTATTCCACACCCAAGCTCCAACTTCAGGCCACTCATTCTCGTTCACTGAGATAGTTACCGATGGCTTATGCTCACAGTAATGACGCTGGAACAACAACCACAGACGCAAGTGCTTAATAGCATTCAAGTCCTCACGCAGTACAGCACCTTTCTCAACTCGCATTGGGAAGCTGAACACTGTAGTGCTTTCAGGCTTCATAACGCAAGGCTCAGCAGGGAATCCTTGAGACTTCAGGAAGTCAGTAAGAGGGTCTTTGTTATCAGACCGTACACGACGAATAAAGTACTGACTGTGCTGAGGGTGGATGCCAGAAGCAGTGCCTGTAAGCTGAGAGACTGTGCCCTCTGGCTTAATGGCAGTGATGGCAGCACTACGATTAATACCGATAGCGTCAGCAAACTCAGCGTTAGTATCAATAGCCACATTCTTCAGTCCTTCCAAGATAGCTGGTAGTTCAGCGTTATCAGGATCATTCAACAAAACATTATCCAAGATACCCGTCATAGACACACCCAACAAACGCTCCTCTTCAGTGTTTGTCTGCCACACCTTACGAAGATACGGGAAGTGAGTCATCGTCGATTGAAAAGTCCCCAGAATAGTAGCCATACGCACCTTATTCCGTAAAGTATCCACACTATCGCAGCTCCGAACAATAACAGAAGACAGATTACAAAATTGATAAGGTCTAAGGATAATCTCACTGCAAGGGTTTGTACCCCACTCTTTACCCAATTCCCTACGTCCATTCTTAGCTGCTTGAAGTTCACTTGCATAACGATTAAAGATCCCTCGCTCTCCTGAGTGTGATTCATAAATGCTTGACCACTCACGCATGAACTTACCAACATCAGGCTTAACTTCGTAGATGGCACTGTTGTTAGCCAAGGCACGTTGACCATTACCGTCCCACCAGTTACCAGCTTTAGCGTGAGCCATACGATCATCACTCAAGTCTGACAGAGAGATCATAGCGGATCGACGCACTCCACCGACCACCACAACCTCGCCAACCTTGCAGAGGATGTCATGAGCTTCCAAGCTTGTAAGTTTTCGTCCCGCAGCAAGCTTGAATTTATTAACAACATACTTGAACAGCTCGACAAGAGGCTCAGGGCCACTGGCACGACCACCGAAGGTCTTGAGTCGTGTACCTGCGGGCCGTACAGCAGATACGTCCCACTTCGGAATCTCGCCAGCATACAGTAAGGCAATGACTTGTCGTAACGCTTTAGCCCATCCCTCTTTGGAGTCCTTAACGTTAATGATAGTACCACTATTAAACAACTCAGTTGGGATCTCAGGTAACTTATTAACATACTTCTGCTCCACACTAAAGCCTACACCTGTTCCACACAACAAGATGTACATAGCTTCATCAAAGGCTTTAGGATCGTCAATTGGTAAGTATGAACAATTATAACCTGCAATGTTCTGACGCTCCAAGGCATCACCAGCTGTCATGATGCTACGCATTGAGGGCATCACTTCTAAGTTAGTTACAGCTGTTTGCAATTCAGTACGCAGATTAGCTGGGATGTCATAGTTATGCTTCTCCTTCAAGTGTTTAGTCATGAACTCAAAGTAACGGTTCACAGTCTCAGGCCAGTGTTCTCGACGGCCTTTATCATCCAAGAAACGAGAATAACGGCTTTTACCGATGTATTCTTGGTATGGTGTCATAGTTGTCATATTAGTCTAATTCCTTAATTAAGTATTCTTGTTTCTTTTCTACAATATCGTCAAACCTATCGACAAGATCATCACTCTGGATTCCTAGCAGTTCCAAGAGTGTGACCTCATCTAAACGCTTGAGAGCCTCTTTCAGTTCTTCAAATGTTATTGCGTTCACGTTTGTTAATCTCACGTTCAATGTACCATTTAGCTTTCTTCAAGTCTTCAATGGCATCCTTCTTAAGATCACAACGCCAGATATATTTGACTGCATTGCCCAAGTTAAAGCCCATGTGCTCAGTAACTTGGATACATTCAATACCTGATGGATGTTCAGTGTAGTGTTTAGGCTTATTAACTACATCGTTTTCTTCCTTAACATCTACCCATTCTTTGATAGCTTCACCAAGTGTCATAGAAGCATCTCGAATGTATAGATCTCGTCTAACCCACTTGTCATTACCAAAACAGTCACAGCAAGGATGAATACTGCTGTCTAAATTGCTATAAAAGCAAGTGTTACATACCTTAATGTCCATACCGTTTCTCCAAGTATTCAATGCTTAAGAACATCTCATCGAAGTGACCATCGTTAACTTCATTCATCATCAGTAAGCCACGCCAATGACGGTTACTAAGTTGATCCATATACGACTCATCGTGTAGATAGTAAGAGCCAACGATGATAGCACAAATAGGCTTACCGTCAGCACGCTTACCGTAGGCGATCTGCTTTCCTTGTTGATGTCCTGCAACACAAGACATATGAAGCTTATTGATGATAGCACTAGCAGCTCCAGCTGGTCTTCCCATAGCCCCAACAGGCCAGTAATGATTAAAACCCACCCCACCGATAAATACAGGATGTAAAAAACCGTGTACTTCCCAATCTTTATCATAGTCTAAGTCCTTGGTTGAAATCAAGCCTTCTAAGGTAGGATTATTATTCACAGCCCTGTCAATTCTATTTTCATGGTTGCCTAGAGTTAGAATCATACGGGGCTTGTATACCTTGTGTTTACCTACTTTCTGAGCCTTCTGAGCCTCCCTTAAAGGTGCTAATAGAAGCTTCATAGCTTCCTTAGCAGCTTCAATGTCCTTCTTGTAGCGTAAACCTTCAAAGTACTTACTTCCCTTGATGTCGTGGCTGCTAAGGCTTGGCATATCTGCAAAGTCACCTAGATTAACAACTACATCAGGTTTGTAATCGACAATGGCTTTACCAGCCCATGTCAGATGCTCTAAAGGTACGCCTTCTTTAACTTGGCAGTCAGGTATGACCAGAATCTTCAATGTCTTCTCCTTCAACCGTTAATCGTTCACCTTCACGTAAGCCAGCTTTAATAGCTTCTAAGATGCCATAGGTGAGTAGTGCATTAGCTTCATCCTTGGTTAGATCAAACTGAAATGTTGCACTACCGTCCTCATGTTCTTTAATCAGATTGACGTTCATTCTCAGCCTCTCTTAAGAACTCTTCAGCATCACCAATGTACATGAAATAGCCTAAGACAATACCTAAAGCTGCGTTTACTTTCCTGTTCTCAGCAATGTCTTCAGGGTGACTACTCCAGCCTCCATTGAGAGTGTTCATGTAAGTCTCTTTAAGTTTCTCAACTACAATAGCATCTGTAAAGTCATCCCAAGCGTGACGAAGTTCTTGAGAATTCTCCATAGCTTTAATAATGTTATTTAACATATATCCTCTTTCCTTTACCTTTTTCAATTAACCATGCTTTAGGAATCTCTTTATCAGCGTACAGAAACCCGTGCTTATCACACCACATACCGTATGTTGTCTGACTTAGCTTTGAAAGCTTAGCTTTAGAGTTACTGAAGACAAACCTAATGTCTAAGTCTGGGTACTGCTCCTTAATCATCAGATGTTTCTGTCTGTCAGCTGTTATAAATCTTCCCTTACTTTCAATGATGATACTGTTATTCAGGAGTACGAAGTCAGGAGTGTACTTACGTTCCTTAGCTGGTTGAGTGTAACCGATCACTAGCTTCTCATACTCAAATGGAACACCTGCAACGGTTAAACTTTCAGCTATCCTGTCTTCTAATCCAGACCTGAACCCATGCTTCAGAGCAACTTGTTTAGCTGTCAATGGTTTAGCTTTCATGTGACTC